TGGGACGAACGTCCTCTTCATCTTGAGGTCAGCCATGACGAGGCGGCGACGGCGCTTCATCTTGCTCGCGGCGATCTTGTTGGGGCTGCTGTTTTTCTCAAGGTTCCGTTTCATCGGCTGAACCGGCTTGTGCGTCGTTCTCCCCGGCTTGCTCATATTCGCGCTGAGGCTCTGCAATATGTTCTCGCTCGCGCGGCCAATGTGGCGATTGACACGTTGTTTGATCCTTCGGCCGACGCGCGTCGGCTTGAGTGGGCCAGCACCAAGGTTCTGCAGAGTCGTCTTGCTCAGGGGGATCCTCTCAGTCCGGGGTCTCCATCCAGTTCTCAATCGCTATCGCTCACTCAGACGCCTGCTTCGCGCACTGTCACTTTCCGCTGGCGCACCGACGCTGACGACGTTCCGTCCGCCGATGAGTGACTCGTCTGACGACACCATCGTTCTTCCCTACAAGCCGCGCCCTCATTTTGTTCCGGTGCACGCCTCCGGCGCCCGCTGGAAGATTGTTGTCGCCCACCGGCGCGCTGGGAAGACGGTGGCTCTTGTCAACACGCTCATTCGCGCCGCCTTGGACAACCATCGTCTCACCCCGCCCCCGCGCTACGCCTACATTGGCCCTTCCTTTGACCAGACCAAAGACCTGTGCTGGTCTTACCTTAAAAACTACACCGCCCTCATTCCCGACATCAGATCCCTCGAGGGCGAGCTGACGGTGATTTTTCCTGGCGGGGGAACGATTCGCCTATACGGCGGCGCTCTCGCCTACGAGCGGATGCGGGGCATTTATCTCGACGGCTGCGTGCTCGACGAATACCCGCTTCTGAACCCGCAAGCTTTCACTTCGGTCGTCCGTCCCGCCCTTGCCGACTATCGGGGTTTTGCCATTGTTTCGGGCACCAGCGCCGGCGACGATCACTTTCACCAACTTTATCTCAAGGCCCTCGACGATTCTTTATGGGACGTGTTCGACATCAAGGTGACCGACACTGGAAGCGCTGCGCTTCTGCCCGAGGAAGTTGCGGCGATGCGTGAGGACATGAGCCCGGACGAGTTTGCCCGTGAGATGCTCAATTCTTTCGAGGCTCCGGTCGAGGGCGCTTACTACACCGAGGCCCTCAATGCGTTGCAGATCGCCAATCGCGTCACCCGTGTCACCCCCGACCTCAACACCGATGTCATCACCGCTTGGGATTTGGGCATGCGGCACTTGCAGGTGGTGTGGCTGTTCCAGATCGCCGGGCGCGAGGTTCACTGGATTGACTATCTCGAGGGCCGCGGCAAGCGCCTCGCGCATTACACCGACCTACTCAACCTGAAGGCCAAGACCAACGGCTACCAGTACCGCGCCCATCTTCTTCCCCATGACGTCGAGGTGCGCGAATTGGCTACCGGCCAGTCCCGCCGCCAGGAGCTTGCTTCTCTTCTCGTCGATCCGATCATCACCGTGCCGAATCACTCGACCGAGGACGGCATCACCGCGACGCGGGGCGTGCTCGGCGTCTCCTGGTTCGACGAGGAATGCACCCGCAAAGGCCTCGCCCGTCTGCGGTCCTATCGCCGGGGCAAAAGCGGCGCGGCGATCGCCGACGAGGCAGAAGATGCGGCCGACGCCTTTCGCACCGGCTGTGTCGGGATCCCGCTGGTTTCGGGATCCTTCGGGCGTTACGGGGCGCAGGGGCGGTTGCGGCGTCGGATCCGGGGGTTGGTATGATATTCGCTGGTCTTTATGTCGCGGCGATTGCTTTGGTGAACTGGGGTTTTGCTCACGTTCCCCTGATTCATGGCTGGCCGCCGCTTTCCATTGCGGTGGGCGGGGTATTTGCTTTGCGTGATTTTGGTCAGCGGGCGATCGGGCACAAGATTCTGATCGCCATGGCTGCTGGACTTGTTCTTTCCTACGTTCTCGCCAGTCCGTTTGTCGCCATCGCCAGTGCAGTTGCTTTTGCGGTCAGCGAGGGATTGGAATGGTTGATTTATACCATCACTAAGCGACCGTTCCGCGATCGTGTCGCCTGGTCGGTGCTGGGGTCGACGCCGATCGATAGCAGTTTGTTTCTTCTGCTGATCGGCGCGTTTTCGCCGTTTGCGGTGGTGGCGATGACGGTCAGCAAATTTGTTGGCGCGGCGTTCGTTTATGGCGGTTTGGTGAAATTGACTCGATGATTTATTTGAGTGGCCACGTCTCGTCGGTGCGCGCGCCTGATCTCGGTTTCATGTTGACTCCCAATATGAGGAATCGATTGCCGGAAGACGTGCGTTGGGCGGCCGACAACGGCCGATTTTCGGCGCCGGAAAAATACACCGATCAGCGTTATCTCAGCTGGCTCGATCGCCATGATGCTTCCCGCTGTTTATTTGCTACTGCGCCAGACGTATTGGCTGATCATGATGCTACGGTGTGTTTGTCGTTGCCGGTGCTCGGCCGGATTCGCGCCGTCGGTTATAAGGCTGCGTTTGTCGCCCAGGATGGGTGGTGCGAAGCGACGACGCCGTGGGATGATTTTGATGTGCTGTTTCTTGGTGGCACGACCAAGTTCAAGCTATCTTGTGGCGACGCCATTAACGCCGCGCATCGGCGCGGCAAGCCGATTCACATGGGCCGGGTCAATTCTTATCGTCGGCTGCGTGTCGCCGCAGCGATGGGATGCGCCAGCGCCGATGGCACTTTCTTGAAATTCGGTCCCGATGTGAATACGCCGAGATTGCTTGGTTGGTTTGATTCGTTGCAGCCGATGTTGTCAATGGTCGTTTGATGCTCGGCTCGCCCAACAGAGCGGCCGGTCGTTTGCAGCGCCGGTCGTCCCGCCGTATTCTAGCATGAGAGGAGCGATCATGAGCGAAGAGAAACCGACCGAGGCGTTGCCTGAAGGCGCAAGCGTGTCGCCGGAGCGCGCCCGTGACATCGCTTTCGGTGAGCGCCTCAAGGCGATACTCGCCAATAAGGGGCAGCGCCGCACCCCCGACAATCTAGAGTCGCTTGATCTCCTGGTTGAGTTGGACGAGCCCGAGCTCCTGATCAAGGTGTTGAGGAAGATCGCCCATGACCGCGCGCGCGGGTCGAGAACGTGGGGCGCGATCTACGACAACCTTTCCTTTGTCGAAGAAGCGCTCGAGGTCGCCAACCGGCCGCAGCGGACATGAGCGTTCTCGAGCAGCATGAAGACAAGTGGCAACCTGAGCCGAACACTGGGTGCTTCATCTGGACGGGGGCAATTTCTGGTTCTGGTCAGCAGAGAGCTGTGGTTGGATTGCCAAGGATTTTTGCTGGCGGCCCTAAGCAAAAGTTAGTCGGCGTTGCGCGCCTTGTTTGCGAAGAGGCTTACGGGTTGCCTCCAACTTCTAAGCATCATGCTGCGCACGCAACACTAAGTGGTTGTGTTGGTGGCGCTTGCGTTAATCCAGATCACATTCGATGGGCGACGCCGAAAGAAAATCAGGCAGATATTTTGCCTGAAGTGATGCGAGAAAGGTTAAGTAAGGCTAACACAGCTAGATTGGGGCGTTAATTATGACTATGGAAAGATTATTTTATCATCAGAAGGATTCTAATGCTCCTTCGTCAGCATTCTACGATCCGCAGGATCCTCAAAGCTATGAGCAATATCTTAGAATGATGATGAGCGACAGTATCGACTATGAAAATGCTTTCCTCCAGGTCGATCGGAACAACGCTCAACTTTATTACTATGGATTCGAACCCTTCATCGGACCGTATAACCCAGGTTCACCATACATCGGCGAAGATCCCAACGCGACGTTGGGCGAGATTCTCAACAAGGACGACGAGAACCGGCCGAATCGCAGCACCTATGTTTCGACCGACGTGCGCGACGCGATCATGATGATGCTGCCCTCTCTCATCCGGTTGTTTGGCGCCTCGGAATCCCCCGTCTTTTTGGTGCCGCGCACCGATATGGAGGTCGACTCGGCTGAGCAGGGCACCGACTACGTCAATTACGTGTTTTGGAATGACAATCCTGGATTCCTGATCCTGCATGGGGCGATCAAGGATGCGCTGACGGTGAAGGCCGGATTTGTTAAGTGGTGGAGCGAGGACTTCAAGGAGATCAAGCGCAAGCGTTTTCTCAATGTCACCGCCGAGCAATTGCAGGCTCTCATGGCCGAGCAGCCTTCGGCCAAGATCATCGAGATCGGCAAGCCACTCCCACAACCGGCTCAGCCGATGCCGGCCGGCGGTGCGCAAATCCCCCCGGCGCCGCCGGCCGTGCCGCCGCCGCCGCCTCCTCCTGGTCCGGCAGGGGCGCAGCCTCCTCCAGGCCCGATGGCGCCGCCGCAAGCTGGGCCGTCTCCTGGGCCCGCTCCGGGCGGACCTCCTGGCGCTCCGCCGATGCCATCAGGTCCGATGGCCGGCGCCGCGCCGCCGTCATCGATGCTGCCGCCCAACCTCACCGCGCCGCCGCCGCCGATGTACGATCATGCGATCGTCGAATTCGAGGTCTCCAAGCCCCTAATCAAGGTCGCCGGCGTGCCGCCGGAAGAGATGCGGCTCGATCGCTATGCGCGCGCTTTCAAGGATAGCCGCATTGTCGGTCATCAGCGCATTGTGCCGGTCGATCAGTTGATCGCGATGGGTTATCCGCGCGAGCTCTGCATGGATCACATCCAGACGTCGGAATCGACCTTCACTACCGAGCCGCAACTGCGCAATCCCGGCCGCTTCATGGGCACGCGGTTGGGTGATGGCGTGAAATATGGCGAATGGTACGTGAAAGTCGACAAGGACGGCGACGGCACGCCCGAGCTCCGGTACATTTGCACCTTCGGCGACAATCACGAGATCGTCTCCGACGAGGAGGCGAACCGGGTCAAGTTCGCGGTGTTCTCGTGCGATCCGATCAGCCACACCATCATCGGCGATTCGATCAGTGATTACACCGAGGATATTCAGCGGATCAAGACCAACGTGATGCGCGCGATCCTCGACAGCGCCGCCGAGGCGATCAATCCGAAGACAGTGATCAACGAGCTCATGGTCACCGTTGACGACGCGCTCAACGATGATCTCGGCGCGGTCATTCGCACCCGCGGCAATCCCGGCGACAGTGTGCTCTTCACCAACACGCCGTTCCTCGGCCAGCAGGCGATGCCGGTGGTGATGATGCTCAACGAGCAGCTTCAGCGGCGCACCGGCCTCTCGGACGCCGCCAAGGGGTTGGATCCCAAGGCGCTGCAGAGCTCCACCATGATCGGCGTCGAGGCAGTGATCAACGGCGCGCAGGAGCGCACCGAGCTTGTCGCCCGGGTGTTGTGCGAGACGGGGTTCAAGGATCTGTTTTCGGGCTTGTTCAATGAAATCTGCGAGAACCCGAACGTCAGCCGCACGCTAAAGATCCGCGGCAAGTTCGTACCCTACGACACTTCGACCTTCGATGCTTCGATGTCGGTCGAGGTCAATCCGAATCTCGGCAAGGGCTCCGATCTCACCCGCATGCTGGCGTTGAACCAGATCAAGCAGGATCAGCAACTGATCGTGACTCAGTACGGGCTGTCGAATCCGGTGTGCGGGATCCCGGAGATGCTCAACACGATTAGCGATATGCTGTCGCTGGCGAACATCAAGAATGTGGGCCGCTACTTCAAGTCGCCGACGCCGCAGCAACTTCAGGCGGTTTCGAGTCAGCCCAAGCCGCCTGATCCGATGTTGCTCGCGGCGCAGGCGCAGATGGAGAAGGTGCGCTCTGAAACCGCGCGTGCGGTCGGGCAGCAGAATCTCGATCGCGACAAGATGCAGGCCGAGACGCAATTCAAGCATCAGCAATTGCAGGCGAAGACCGAGTACGACTTCCAGAAGCTGGGCATCGAGGGGCAGAAGGCGCACGTCGATCATGCCAGCAAGATGGGGGCGATCGCCAGCCAGTTGATGAAGGCTCAGTCGGACAGCGACCAGGCTGATCAGGATCAGCAGATCAAGCAGTCGCAGGCGCAGAATGATGCCGATGCGACGGCGCAGCAGGGTCAGCAGGCCGAGAACGACGCCACGATCAAGGCCGGCCAGGCGATCGCTCAGCATCACCAAGCAATGGCCAAGATCGCTTCTGACCACGTCCAAAGCATGACCCAACTGGCGGCGCAGCATCATGCGGCAATGACCGGACACGGGGTGGCGCAGACCAAGACGGTTGCCGGCGCGCTATCGGGCGACGCTGACCGGCTGCATGAGGCGCATCAGAAGGCGCTTGATCGCGATCATGCCGAGCGCACGACTGCGGCGACGCTTGGCAATGCGCAGACGATCGCCAAGATGAGGCCGAAGCCGAAATGATCGACCGCGCCGATCCAGAGGTTGTGAAGGCGATCGCGCGCGAGGCGAAGGGCCTGCTCGACGATCGCGCTTTCACCACTGCGATCAGGACGCTGCATTTGCAGTGCCTGGGCGAATTGATCAGCGCGCATCCGAGCGCCGAGCGGAAGGAAGAGCTCATCGCTGAACTGAGGGTTTTGGAATCCTTGCCGAGACGGCTTGCCAGCATGATGCACGATGGGGAATTCGCACAAGGAGGGCGAGATGCCCGACGGACTTGACGACGCTACGGTTGCTTTCTCCAACGAGGTCGCACCGGCGACTAGGCCGCGCGATCAGGGCGGCAAGTTCGTCGCCACGCGCGAAAAGCCGGAACCGATGTTCGACGTGCGGCCGATCGAGGGCGATCCGCTGACCGGCGATGTCCGCGATGGCGGCGACAACGAGAGACTGCGCACGCGCGAGCGCCAGGTTCAGCGTGAACCAGACGATGGCGAGGTCGAGGACGTCGAGCGCGAGCCTGAGAACGTCGGCGCGGTCGAGGCGGCGGAAGAACCGGAAAGCGAAGAAGCGGACGACGGTGCGCGCTACGAGGTTGTGGTCGATGGCCGGCCCGCGCAGATCTCGTTGCAGGAGGCGCTCAATGGTTACGTCCGCCAGGACACGTTTCACAAGCGCATGGCTCAGGTCAACGAGGCGGCGCAGCAAGTTGACGCCAACGCCGCTCAGCTTCAGCAGGGCTGGGCGATGTGGCATAAGGCGCGGCAGGACTACGAGGAGGATCTCGTCAACCTGACGCCGCGGGAGCCGGATTGGGATGCCTTGTTTGCTCGCGATCCGCAGCTTGCCCACGCTCAGCAGAAAATTTACCAGCAGATTTACGCCCAATTGACGAACTCGCGCCAGATGCGAGCGCAACGGGAGGCTTATGACGCGGCTGAAACCGATAGACGGGTGCAAAAATATGCAGTAGACGGGTTTTCAAGGTTCGTTATGGACAACATCAGGTTGCTCCCCGACGAGCCGACGCTGAAGCGCAATATTCAGTCAATGCGCCGCACAGCGATGAATGCAGGCTTTAGCGAGTACGAGGTCGCCACGGTCTATGATCCTCGCATGTTAACTATACTATTAAAAGCAAGTAAATATGACCGTATGACAGCGAACTCGCCCAAGGCTGTTATTCCAGATAAAGGTAAGGCCCTGGCTCCTGGTGCCGCTACACCTTTAGGAAACGTGCGTCGGTCGGGATTCAACGATGCGCAACGCCGGTTGGCGGAAAGCGGTAGGCTTCAGGACGCTGTGGAGGTTTTCAGGCGGATGCTTTGATGAGTGGCGACGAGATCATTACTGACGCCATGTGGGCGCGGTTTGTGTCGAAGGCGGACGTACGTGGGCCGGACGACTGCTGGCTATGGAAGGCTGCGCAGCAGGGCGGCAATCCTGCAGGCGATCGTTATGGGGCCTTTAATCTAGATGGAACTAAGATCGTTGGAGCGCACCGCGTCAGCTATCTACGCTATAAGGGGCCGATCCTGGAGGGCATGGAGGTTCGGCATACCTGTGATGTGAAGCTTTGCGTGAATCCGGCCCACTTGTTGACCGGCACACGTTCGCAGAATATTATGGATCGGTCTGAGATCGTGCGCGCGATCTCGGCGGCCAAGGCGCGGGCGGCAATATCGCCAGAGCAACGGGTCAGCCGGATACGGAAAGCGCAGGCCACGATCCTGGCGACAAGACGGCTGGCAATGGCCACCCGGTCTTCCCAAGGGAAGAGCATCGACCAGCCGACTTAGAGGGCGGCAGCACGGACTAACTAGAGAACGATTACCTAGTCTTGTCCACTGACGTAGTAATTCCTAGCACCCTCTAAGGAGAAAAGGTCATGCCTAAAGTCACAAACGCGTTTACTACTTACGAAGCTGTGGGTAATCGTGAAGATCTCAGTAATGCGATCTATAACATTGATCCTTTTGACACTCCTGTTATGAGTGCAACAAGAAGAAGGAACGTTAAAAATCGTACTTTTGACTGGCAGACTGAGTTTCTGCCGACGGTGAACCCCAACAATGCGCAGCTCGAAGGCTTCTTGCTTTCGAACAACCCGGCGCAGCCCACCCTTCGCCAAAACAACGTCACTCAGATCTCCGAACGCGACGCCACCGTGTCGGGCACGCAGGAGGAGAGCGACGCTGCCGGTAAAGGGAGCGAGATGGCCCATCAGATGGCGATGGCCAGCAAAGTCTTAAAATCCGACATGGAAGTGGCCATGTGTGGCCGCCAAGCGCGGGCGAACGGCGACGACACTACGCCGACCGCGCGCGTGACCGAATCGTTCACCCACTGGATCGGCCGCGCGGTCGACAAGGCAGGTCATTCGGGCACCACGACGCCCGCGGGCGGCGCGGTGGTCGGGGTGCTCGGCGTCGCCGGGACGTCCGGTCTGCCGACACTGAGTACCGATGCGATGACCGCGCCCGCGGCCCCGGTTCAATTGACCGAGGCGATGCTCGGCACGGCGATGCAGCTCGCTTACACCAACGGCGCCTCGCCGACATTATGGGTCGTGCCGCCGGGTCCGAAAAGGACAGTGTCGACTTTCACCGGCCGATCAACGACTCAGGTCTTGGTTGGTAAAACGGAGGTGGTGAGCACGGTCGATGTGCTGGCCACAGACTTCGGCCGCGTGAAGTGCATCCCCAGTCGTTGGGTGCCGGTCGACGTCGGTCTGTTGATCGATCCAGATTATCTGGCCGTGTCGTTCTTCCGAGCCTTCAGGCAATACCTCATGGCGAGGACGGGAGATGCGGAAACGCGCATGATTGTCGTGGAATGGGGAGCAGAAGTACGCAATGCTTTAGGCAATGTGCTCTTCAACGGGATTACGCCGTGATTAAGAGTGCTGTCGGTTGGCACGCTGTTCTATTGGCGTAGCCCACCGACAGTTGCTTGATTCGTAATTGCCATTGACATCAACGCGATCAAGCGTGGTTCCTTCTGGTCTTTCTCCCATATCGGCGAGGAAATTTTCAAATTGCATCCAACGCTCGCAGATCGTGATGCCTCTGCCACCCCAATAGCGGTATCCGTTGGTTTTTGGGTCGAAGCACCGTTTCTTCATGGCCTGCCAGCTATTGTAGGTCAAAGTACGCTGGCCTTTCGGCGAATAACCGTGTTTCTTGGCGCGTTGATTGCCGAGTTTCGAGCACGAGCCACAACTCATCGTGTTGCCGGATCTGAGCCATGCAACGCCTACAATGCGTTCAGTGCCGCAGTCGCATTGGCAGATCCAATGGGCTCGGCCGCCGACCATGGCGCTCAGTCGTTGAGCGACCAGTCGCCCAAAACGAACGCCGGTGATATCAATGAGCTTAGGCATAGCGACCTCCTTCCCAGGTGGCTGTGTTCAGAAACGGCCTCGCGCAGCGAACGCGGGGCCGTTTCGCATTATAGCACAGGGTGGGCCTGATGGCTTCGACCCAGATATGGATTGCCGGCCACGGCGGGACGCCGCGCGGCGGCGCGACTCCCGTCTGGGTAGCTGCGTATGGAGGTCCGCCGGCCGGGCCTCCTCCTTCGGGCCTCCTTCAGGCTCAGAT